AAGCAAGATTTCTCAGTACAATCGTAATATCGAGCGGCGGAGCGAGATAGAGTCATATATGAGCGATATCGTAAGCGTTGTTGAGAAGCTTCATCATGTTGACAATCTCAGCTATGTCATCATGTATCACAAGTTCATCCGCATGATGTCACTCGAGGATATCTCTTCGATGATGCACTACTCAATGTCAAGCATCGCTCATACATACTATCCTCAGGCAAAAAAGAAATTGCTTGAATTATGCAAGTAGTTGCAATTAAATGCATTTACTAACAAAATGAATTTATATTATTATGTTATCGTGGAGTTGCATGAAATAAAAAACTGCAATCCAGTAAGGAGCTGATGAAGCTCCTTTTTGATTTTATATTGAAAGGTGAGAATGCCGTGGCAATAAAGCATCACGACTGGCAAAAGGAAATACCTCAGCTTATTGAGGAAGGAAAGATATACAGGTTCTACAACTCATATGACTTCCGTCACAAGCGCGCCGAGGTGCTGAGGAAATTTCACTACGAGTGTCAGGAGTGCAGGAAGTACAAGCGACGCATAACAAGAGCGACAGTTGTCCATCATGTTCTTCATGTCGAGGACAGGCCGGACTTATGTCTGAGTGAGTACTACACTGACGAGAACGGAGTGAAGCATATACAGCTCGAACCTGTATGCGATGCATGCCACAACATGCTGCATCCCGAGAAAGGAAGAGGATTGCAAGGCAAGGAAAGCGATGGACATTTTCACAATGAAGAAAGATGGTGACATCAATGGATGATAAAACTGAAACAAAGATGAGCGAAAGGATTGAGAAGCTTATCTCGTTCTATGGCAGGGAGATGCTGCAGCTCAAGCTGATCTACATCATCAGTGATGGTGCTTGCCAGCACTGGACAGGAAGTCAGGCAAAGGAAAGAATGACGGACATGCACAGAGCACGAATACGTGAACTCTATAAATTGACTGACGAGGAAATCGATTCCTTGCTGACTGACTGATTTTCAGTCCCCCCCCGGTCGATTTGAAAACGCTGATTTAGGGGGGCGCCACAACGGGCGGGCGGTCTCAACAAGAGAACTCAATCGCAACGAAATATGAGCTTTTAGGTATTTTTGCCTCTGAAGCGGAAAGGAAATGAAGAAAAGTGAACAAGAAAAGCGAAAAACAAGAGATTATTAGAAAAGCTTTACTGGATGAACTTGAAAAGCAGGGCAAGCTGACTGAGTACAACATCAGCCTTGTTGATGATTATGTCCATTACGACATGATGAAGGACGAGCTCATGAAGGACATCGAAAAGACAGGGCCACGATATACAGTCGAGGGAACTGCCGGCAAGATGATCACGAAGGACAATAAATCCTATGGCCAGGCATTCAACTGCACGAGCGTCATGCTCAAGATACTCACTAAGCTTGACATTGAGAAGTCCGTAGTCGATGAAATCGAGACATCTGAAGGATATATCTAGGCTTGGCAATAACCAATCGTGATATATGGGACTACATCGACTACGTAAAAAACAATCCCAATGACACGAACAAGTGGATAAAGCTTCTCGTGTCAAAGATTGCTATTCCTGTGCTGAAAAGTGACGATTACTATCTTGATGAAGAACGTTACACATCAGCAATAGCTTATGCCGAGGCAAACTATTACAGGCTTTTTCCGTATCAGAAGTTTATCTATGCGTTTGCCTTCATAAGAAGAAAGGACAATGACCTTCTTGCCTTTCCAACCATCATCGTAATCATGGGAAGAGGAAACGGTAAGGATGGCATGATGATGCCACTGATGAACTTCCTTCAGACTCCGCTGAACGGAATTGCGAACTATCATATTGATATTGTCGCAAACTCCGAGGATCAGGCAATAGATTCATTCAACGTCGTTCACGATATGCTTGAGGAGAACAAGACAAAGTTCTCAAGAAAATTCAAGTGGAACATGGAAACGATAACTGACCGGACGACGAATTCCAGGATGCGTTACAACACTTCAAATGCGAAAACTAAGGATGGCAAGAAGATAGGTGCCATCTTTTTTAATGAGTATCATGCGTATGAGACATACAGTCAGATAACCGTCTTTACTTCAGGACTCGGAAAGATAAAGGACCCTCGCAAGTTCATCTTGACGACATTCGGCTATGTCCGTGATGGGCCTCTTGACAATCTCGTCAAGACGATCAAGCGCATACTGTCAACCGGAAAGAATGAACTTGGATACTTTCCAATGTACTTCTGCCTGGACGATGATAGCGAGGTCGGTAACGAGAATGCCTGGATAAAGGCAAACCCATCAATCAACTACATGCCAGTCCTTAAAAATCAGATAAAGATGGACTACATTGAAGCCATCGATACTGGACAGCCTCAGCTCATGAGCGAGTTCAAGCTTAAGCGAATGAACCTTCTTGCTGCTGGAACGGAACAGGAGGTAACAAGCTGGAAGAACATCGAGGCAACGAACTGTGATATTCCTGAAGATATCTTTGCATCCGACTTCATTGTCGGGATTGACTTCTCGAAGCTAACCGACATGGCATCCGTCAGCTTCGTCACGAAGCGTGATGGAATTTATTACGTCATTCAGAAGACTTTCTTCAACAGGCAGTCAAAGGACTTCAGGAGAGTGAAGGCGCCTGTCGATGAATGGGAAAAGATGAATATTCTCGGCATGCAGTTCTTCGAGCTCATTGATGATGTCGAGATAAGCGGGCATCTTCTTACGAAGTTCATGAGCGATATGATGAATAAGGGCGCGAACATAACAGGCATTGCTGCCGATTCTTTCCGCTTCTCAATCATCCGTGAGTTCCTTGAGAAGGACCTCGGATTCAACGTTAACGACAGGAAGTTTCTCAAGCTGATGAGACCATCTGACATAATGAAAGTTACAATCATGATTGACTCTTTATTCAACAATCACAAGATTGTCGTCGGAGACAATCCGTGCTTCCGTTGGTCAGTCAACAATGCCGTGCTGGTTCCAAAGGACAGAGGTAACTATGAGTATGGCAAGCAGGAGCAAAGGTCACGAAAGACTGATGCATTCATGTCTTTTGTTCATGCAATGACAATGGCTGACGCACTGAGCGACGAGAAGCTCGCTGACCTCAGCGCATTCAAGGTATATACATATTAATTTTTTTACAATAAAGAAAAGAAAGGAGCGTGATTTGATGGGACTGATAAGAAGCCTTTTTCCTCAGTTCTTCTCGAAGGACTACAAGATAACTCTTGCCAATGCAACATACGACAAGGCAAGACTGCAGGTACTCTTCACGGACTCGGCACTAAACAGTGTCGCGTCCTTGATTGGCGAGAATCTTGCAAAGACAGAGTTCCGTTTTTACAAGAAGAACCACGAGGAAATAAGGAATGAAGAGTGGTACAAGTGGAATGTCCGACCTAATGTCAACCAGACGGCAAGCGAGTTCAAGGCCGAGATTGCCAAGCGCCTCGTTACAGAGGGCGAGATACTCATTATTCGTAATCTGTTGGGAGATTTGCTTATTGCTGACTCATTCAGCATATCGCGTCATGCCAACATATCTCATGAGTTCACGAATGTGACAGTAGAGGATTACTCGTTTCCAGGCAAGTACACGCAGGATGATGCAATATACATCAAGCTAATTGATGATAATGAGCTGTCCATAATCCGTGGAGTTTATGACGGATACGCGATGATATTCACTCACACAGTTGATTCATATATGAAGTCCTATGCGAAGAAGTTCAAGGTTCATATTGATGCGTCATTCAGCAACCAGACAAATGCCCAGGAAAAGATTGATGATTTGTTTGAAAAGCAGTTCCGGTCATTCATGAACGCGGGCAATGCTGTTATTCCTGAGCTTCAGGGCATGCAGATAACTGACCTCGGCTCGACTGACGGTACGGTTCCAGCAAGCGATATCGTATCAATAAGAAATGACATGTATAAGACTGTCGCATCCACGTTCCGCGTTCCGCTTCCTCTTTTTGACGGCAGCGAGATAAACAAGAACAACTACAACGAGCTGATGAACACATTCATCTCGAATGCGCTTCAGCCGATCATAGACATCATAGAGAGTGCTATCAATTTCGCGCTTTACAAGAAGAGCGAAGTAATCAAGGGAGCTGGCATGAAAGTTGACATGTCGAGAGTCAAGCACATCGACATCTTCAATGTCGCAAATGCCGCCGAAAAGCTGATAAGCACAGGCACGATGTCAATTGACGAGTTCCGTCCATACATCAACCTAGAACCGATAAATGAGGACTGGTCGCGTACTCACTACATCACGAAGAACTACACGACAGTCAATCTCATGAACAGCGCAGGCGGTGACGGAGGCGGAACATCCGTGAATGAAGACAAAAAGAAGAAGGAGGAAAAACGAACCGATGAAACAGAATAGAAAGCAGCCTATCTTTTCCTTTCGTCAGAGTGGGGAGACGCTAGAGCTCTACATCTATGACGAAATCAAGAGCGATAAGGACAAGGAATTCAACTGGGAAACATGGTCGTATGACGAGCCTGAGGTAAGTGCAAAGAAAGTACGTGAAATCCTAGAAAGCAACAGCAACGCAAAGGCGCTTGACATCTACGTCAATTCAAAAGGAGGAGACGTGTTCGAGGCATATGCGATGGCATCGATGATTCAGAGATTTGCTGGATACAAGACTTGCTACATCGACGGGATGGCCGCAAGCGCTGCATCTCTCATTCCGATGGTTTGCGACAAGGTTGTTATGGCAAGCTATGCATCAATGCTCATCCACAACATGTGGACAGTGGCATGCGGAAATGCCAAGGAACTGAGAGAGACTGCCGACATGCTCGATGATCTCATGAAATCGAACCGTCAGCTTTACCTTTCGCGCTTCAATGCTGGAGAGGAAAAGCTCATTGAACTCATGGATGCGGAGACATGGCTTTCGGCCGATGAAGCAAAGGCATACGGACTTGTTGACGAAATCACTTCAAAAAAGGAAGAAGATCCAGGAAATGAAGACGAAGATGAAGAAAAGAAACCAGCAAGCGAGGAAGACACTGATGACGATGATGTAACAGAAGAGAGAATTCGCGAAGCGCTTGCCGGCATCGTCGTGTCACAGAAGAAGGCCTCATCATTCTATGCAAGAAAAGACGTGCCTGATGCGAAGGCTAAGATGGATTTCTTCAAAAGATTTGCTGAAAAAATTTAGAAAATAGAAAAAGGGAGGACAGCTATCATGTCGGAAGGATTAAAACCACATCATCATCAGTACTTCGAGTACGGCATCAAGTCATACTACGACGCTGAGAGAGGCGTCATGGTAAGAAACGTAACTTACATGTGCATGATCTGTGGCAAGCTGTCCCACGAAAAATATGAGGACTACGTGCCTCCTCCTAAGCAGAAGAAGGACAAGGCACTTATCCGTTACCGCAAGAAACACGGCAGCTCATGCCGATGAAAATGGGCACTTTCACGAAAAAGGGGGAAAACAAATGAAGAACTTAGATACTATCCGTGAAGAATATTTAACAAA